GCTTATGAGCATACGCCGGTGCAGGCAGGTAGTGAGGCGGATAAGCGGATAACAGCGGAATTGGCAGAGTTGCGGAGGGTGGCGGTATGAGTAATGTCGAAGCAGGCCAAGTTTGGATTAGAAGAAACAAAAACGTGAGGGTTAGGGTTTGGCACGAGCCTAGAAACAATGAGGTATTTTTTGAGTACAAAGGCAACCGCCATTCTCGCAGCATGAATTTAGACCAGTTTTTGAGAGAGTTTGTGTGCATTGAATCGCTTATTGGTATAACCGAAGGCAGTGAGTGGGTAAGCAGGAAAGATAACTACCTAAGCAGAACGCACAAAGTATTCGTCGTTGACGAGGTTCGACTGAAGCAAGGGTTGGGTATCTACAACATAAAAAATGGGTTTGGCAATGGCCGTTTTCAAATAGAAGTAGGTCGTTTCAAAGACAAGTTTATTAAACATCGTGGAGCGCAAGCGTAATGGCATCAATACGACTAGACGGTTTAACGATAGACCTTACTGACTCGATAGATTTTTACAATATGTGCAACGATTCAGCGAGTGTGGAGCTACTGGGCGATAACACTCAGGTCTTAACAATAAATGTAGGGCATGACGGTTTAAAGGTACGAGCGCATTTCATCACGCTACACGATGTTATGAATGCTATCGCTGAAGCCAACAGTTTTAAAGTGGTACCGGTTATACCAGATGAGCACGCTAAAGACGCGGTTAATCACAGTGAATACTTTGATGCCGCTGGCAAGTACCACGTCAACAAGCCAGCGGCTAAGCCAAAAGCAAAGCCAGTGAGCCGTAAAGATTACTTTGAGCGAGCAGGGATATTGGATTTTAAGGAGGCGGGCAAGTGAGTGACTCTAGAATCGACTGCGCATTAGGCGTTGAACTTAAAACCATACGCTTAAAAAACAATATGACGCTCATGACTATGAGCAAGGAAATGGGATTTACTCCCGCCCACCTGTCAAATTATGAGCACAACATCGGCGCCTTAAATCCAAACAGCGGAGTAGATGCAGCAATTATTGATAATTGGTGTAAGGCGACAGGCAACCATTTGTCTGACAACCCTCTTGTCTTGTCTATCACGCCAGTGATAACCGACCTTACTAAGACTAGAGCTATGCTTGAGCGCTGGCGCGATGGTGATTTTAGTCAGGAGAGTAAGGATGAGTAATATTTGCAGAAGATGCGGAAGCTTGATCGAGTACAGCCTTGTTTCTTTGTCGAAGATAAAAAATAGCCATTGTCATTTTTGCATTAGCGAATTTAAAACAATGACTGACAAGCTCGATAAAGAGCGAGAAAAGCGGTTAGAAGGATTTAAGAAATCACTTGCTGAGCGTACAGCATGAAAAAACACCCATCCGACTACACGCCAGGCGAGCGCAAATTTGCTGATTTAGTAGCAGCGCTCAAGGCTGGCAAGCCGAACGCTATGATCTATCGTAAAAATTCAGCGGTGACGCAGGCAGGTGATTTTGTTATTGGGTTGACCTACAACATCGCGCTACAGCGTTACTCAGCGAGCGCGATTGAGATAGACGGCGTGAGAGATAACGGCAAGGTGTGTGAGTGGGACCGAGAAGGGGGCGTACTGTATGACGATTTGAGCGACCTTAACGTCGGTTCGGTACATACGTCGGTCAGGACGATTTAAAAGGGCAGGAGGGTGTGAAATTGGCGCGAATTGCAAGGTTTAAGAAGGCTAGGGTGGTCACTGATAAAGATGGTAAGAAAAGTATCGTCATGCCAGCGAAGTCAGAAGATGATATTCAGATATCAATCATTAACTGGGCGAAGTTGCAGAAATACAAGGGCAGGCCGTTAGCTTACTACCTAAGTCATCCGGCAAACGGTGGTTATCGCAAGGATAAGGAGGCCGCCAAGCTCAAACGCATGGGAGTGCAGGCAGGTTATCCGGACTTAATGCTAGATATACCGAAAGGCGGTTATCACGGATTGCGGATTGAGCTGAAGAAGTTGAAAGGTGGTAGAACGCAAGACAACCAAAAAGAGCGTATTGCGGTGCTGAATGAGGAAGGTTATTACGCAGTGGTGTGCAAGGGCTTTCAAGACGCCACTGGAACAATTAAAAAATACATGGCAGGCGAGTTGTTAATTACTGATAAAAAGGAGAAGGCGTTGTGAGTGAGATTCAAGGATTTGTAGTATGTGGAGGCTGTAATTCGACTTATGCGGCGCACTCTAAAGATAAGATAAAGGACATGGAGTTAGGAGACTTATGTTTATTTTGCTTACAGTCAATTCAGCATCGCGAGTGTTATCCAAGTTTGGATAGTTACTTAGAGTCATTGCCGGTCGATAGGCAGGAAATGATATACAAAAGATATAAATATCTGGAGCAGCCTCAAGTTGACGACACATTCAACGATGACACGCCAGCGCAGACTTTTAGCGATATAAAGTGGGATGAAGGTACAGATGATAAGTCGGTAAAAGTAGCGGTATGCCTCAGTTGTGACGCAAAAATGCCCGAGGGTAGTTTGGATTATGAAGCAGTCAATCAAGGTCTAGGCTGTTCGAGTTGTAATTCTATTGCTAGCAAGATGCGCCTAATCGGTATCGCAGGACAAGCACGCAGCGGCAAAGATACACTTGCTAGCTACATGCTCGATAACTTAGATGGTATTTGGTTGCGCTCATCGTTCGCTGATCCGATTAAAGAAATGCTACGCGCTATTGGGGTTGACTGTAGTGACGATAAAAAAGCGGTAGTAAGCGATGATTATGGCGTCACACCACGTCACATGATGCAGACACTGGGCACAGAATGGGGCCGTCACATGATTGATGGTGATATCTGGGTAAAAGCGTTTGCGCGTTTGAACGCTGGCGAGTGTGTGATTGTGCCTGATGTTCGTTTTGAGAATGAAGCGGAGCTGGTACGCGAGCATGGCGTGCTGATTCACTTAGTTGGCCGTGGCGGTATCGAGGGCAATCACGTATCGGAGAACGCTATTGCATTTAAGCCTGGCGATATTGTGATTGATAATTCGCGTGACTTGGCTTGGTTGCATGGTCAGGTAGATGGTAATGCGGTGTTGGGTGATTTTATAAGCGAGGCTAACTGATGACTGATGTTTTTGAGCAATTAGATAAAGCGACAGCGATATTAGACTTACTTGAGGTGCAAAGCTGGCTAGAAGGGTGGGGAGATTACAGCAGGAGAGGGTCAAATTGGGCGCATTTAGGCTATCAATCGCCTTGCGCTAACATTATGCGTGATAACGTGCAGCAGGGCGCGTCTGGCAGCCGTCCGTTATTGTTTGATATGGATGATGAAGCGTACTACACGCTGATTGAGCGCGAGCTTGGACAGATGCGAACGTCACTTGATCCAGTGCTGAATATGTGGGCTAAGATTATTAAACAGTATTATTTATATAAATACTCTTATACTAAGCTGAGTAAAGAGACTGTGAGTAAGTTTGAGCATGGGGCTGGCACGACGAAGCAGTCTCATGTGCGTAAGGTGCAGGAGCATTTAGCTAATGCTGAGCGGCATATTTATGAGGCTATTTTGGAGCTGGTGTGATTGATAATACAAGAGCGCTCAGGCGTTCTTTTTTTTATTTTAAATTAATTGAAAATAAGTGTTGACAGCACCCAAAATGGGAGCTATATTATACACATACCAAGCAAACAACGGTATCAATCTACTACGGAGCAATACATTATGACTATTACAATCAATGCAAATGATTTTGGCTTAAATAGCAATCAAGATACTATCGAGCTAACCATCACTCAAGACGCTTATATGTCTCATAATGACAGCCAGCCACACAACACTGAGTACGTTGGTAAAGCTGAGGATAAAGACGGTAACAAGTACGATATAGTTTGGCACTTGCAAGATGATTTTGACCCACGGACTAACGACGACGAAAGCATTGCTTGTGACTGGGATAATCCTTGGTCGGTAACGCTAAATGATTAATCTACCTGAAAGCGGTTACACGCCAGCCAACTACGCCAAGTTGGTTGAGCTGACCGAGCTATCAAACGTTGCCTTTTGTGAGTTGTTTAACATACCCAAAGGCACGTTTGAAAAGCATAAGGCTGGCACGCGAACGATGAAATGGCAGGATTGGCAATCACTACTCGCTCAAGTTACAGACCACCTCGCCAAGTAGCGGGGTTTTTTTGTGTATGTCACTCAATATACGCCCGCAAGCCCACACACCCGCCAGCAAAACAACCCCATGCAAACAAATATCAAGTGTAATCGCGTTAACTTACGTTTCTCGCTCAAAATAGCTTGATTATTGGCACGACTTGGGGTAACTTTGTGATATCGTGAACGGGTAGGTCGATGGATAAGGGGTTGTGTATTCGCAATCCGCCAGACTTACCGCACTAAATATATTCTAAAAAGCTCATACCTTAACTGGTGTGGGCTTTTTTTGTGGGTGATTTTATGGCTATCCAGACAGTTGACTTGACAGTGCCGGGCGGTGATACGCCGCGAAGTGCCAACATTAAGATTAACGCGAACTTTAGCAACACCACTCATGCAGCGAGTCGTTTGGTGGGACCAGTCGCAGGCAATGTGATGGAGGTTGGGGCTTTTGGTATTGGCGGTAACTATCTCATACAGTCAGGAGTGCTACTAAAAGACCAGCATATCAACGGCTTTGGCTCAGCGCGTATAACCACCGGAGCAGGACCTGCGGACGCGCCAAACGCGCAAATTGGTAAGGTTTTATACATTGGCGACCCTACGTGGGGTTCGCAAGTTTGGTTTTCGTACGATTACGGGAAAGTGTATTTCAGAAACAAACAAACAGGTTCCGAGTACGAAAGTTGGAAAGAATTTTATCATTCAGGCACACCAAATTTAGCAGCTAATAGCATCCAAATCGGCGTGGGCGCACCAAAAATTGCTTATAAAAAGATAGTAGATACATTCTCTGGTAGTGCAGCAATAAAAGTCATACCTCATGGACTCAATGTATTAAAAATACTATCAGTATCTATCTTTGTTGAGACAAGACTGCAGCTTTTTCCGCCCGATTATCCTGACGTAGGCATTAAGTACAAATCATATACTGACAGCGCAGGGGTGAGAATAATACCTGTCGACGCGGTATCTTTGTATAACCAGCCGGTGACTATACTCATAACTTACGAGGTTTAAATGTCAAACTACACGTATACCGACGCTGTCGGCACCAGTCGCAGACGAGCCAAGCAGATATTAATTAATAACCCAGCTCAACCACTAGGCGCAACAGCAGATACAGCAATGCAAGCGAGTGTTACTTTCGTGATGGAAGATAGAGTTGTTCTAGCTGATGGCAAAGAAATGTTTGTTGATGCGGGCAATATGATTGTACCAATCAATGAGGAAACACTTGCAAAACTTTATCCAAACTATGACGTACAGACAGGCGTGGTCAATGAAGATAAGGGCAATCGTCATGGCGCGACTATCGTTAATATGATTATGGACGGCTTAGAAGATGTTTTTATCACAGAAGGCATGGCGAGGGATAATCCATCAGTGATGCCAACTCAAACAGACAACACTTAACTCTTTTGACTCATAAGTATCTGTTTGCTGTGAGTCTTTTTTACATGCGAGGTAAACCAGAGAGGTGCAAGCATGGCAGATAATATTTGCGGTGCTAAGACACGAGCTGGTAAGCCTTGCAACAACAAGCCTATTGCTGGTAAGAAGCGTTGCCGATTGCACGGCGGCTTATCACCAGGTGCGCCCAGAGGCAATAACAACAGCGTAAAGCATGGCATCTACAGTCGTATCTTTGATGACAGTCAGATAGACGATGCGATAGCAATGCAGGGCACGGTAAGCCGCGAGCTTGCAATCGCACGCATACAGCTTGCTAATTGCTTGGCTTATCGTAAAGCGCAGGGCGACACGCCAGCGCTGGACGAGATTAAAGACGAGACACTGGCTGACGAAGAAGATGAAGATGTCGTTAAGAAAGCTCGCGCTAAAGATGCAGCCAGATGCGGTGAATATTATGATCCTGATGAAGATGATTATGGCGGGCAAGAATCAGAGCCGCTAAAACGCACTAGGGTTTATCGCACACGAGACTGGGCTAACGAAGAAGCCCGGCTGATTAACTTGATTGCTAGACTAGAGATGCAATTGGTTAAGCAGCAGATTGCAGTTGTTGAGCTGGAACAGAAGAAGAGAGAGGCGGAGAAAACACCGACTGGCGGTAAAGAGAAAGACTTGGATGATATGACAGATGACGAACTCGACGAGTATGCTCTTGAATTACTCAGCAGAAAGTCTTAAAGCTTATCTACCGGGTTTAAGCGCTAAGAACAAACGCGCATTGATTAAAGTTATCAAAGAACGCCAGAAGCGAGAGCAGTACAAGCTATACAGCTACTTCCCTGATGACGGACCGTTTGCAAGGCATGGTTATACCAAGCACCTATCGTTCTTCAGTGATGGCGCGTTCTACGGCTCGCGCTTATTCATGGCGGGCAACCGTGTCGGTAAAACGATTGCTGGCACGTACGAGGATACCTTGCACGCAACCGGCCTTTATCCGGAGTGGTGGGAAGGCAAGCGCTTTGACCATCCAACCAAAGGCTGGATTGCTGGCAAGACCAACGAGACGACACGCGACATTCTGCAAGTCGAATTGTTTGGTAATGTCGTCTTTAAAGATGGTGGCAAGAAAAAGACCATAGACGGCACGGGCATTATCCCTATTCACTTGATTGACCAAAAATCAATTAGGTGGAAGTCTGGCGTTGCTGACTTGATCGATACAGTCAAGGTCAAACATGCCAGCGGTGGTTGGTCGTACATTGGCTTGAAGTCATACCAACAAGGCCGAGGAAGCTTTGAAGGTACGGCGATGCACTACATTCATCTGGATGAGGAGCCGCCAGAAGAAGTTTATACCGAGTGTTTGACGCGGACAGCAACGACACGCGGCTTGATTTATATCACGTTTACGCCGCTGATGGGCGTAACGCCGATGGTCAAGAACTTCATTGAGAAAGCCGATGAAGGAATTACCAGTGTTACACGCGCTACTTGGAACGACGCGCCGCATTTAACAGACGATGACAAGGCAAACTACTTAGCGTTATTCCCGAAACACGAGCACAAAGCGCGTATGGAAGACATACCTTACGCTGGCAGTGGTCTTATCTATCCGATTGATGAAGATGAAATCACCGTTGAGCGGTTCGATATACCGGCGCACTGGCCGCAAATCAAAGGTATGGACTTTGGGTGGGACCATCCGACAACGTGCGTTACGCTGGCATGGGATAGAGATAATGATATTGTTTATGTCACAGACGAGTATGCAGCACGAGAGCGCACACCGCGAGAACACGCGCCACACTTTAACGATAACGGATCATGGCAGCCAGTCGCATGGCCGCATGATGGTTATCAGCATGACAAAGGCAGTGGCTTAACACTCGCTGAGCAGTACCGCGACGAAGGCGTCAACATGCTCGATGAAAATGCCACGCATGATGATGGCACCAACGGCGTCGAGGCTGGCCTCATGGAAATACTACAGCGCATGGAGACTGGCAGGTTCTTTGTTTTCAGCGATTGTACTGAATGGCAGGACGAGCGCCGCACCTATCATCGCGATAAGGGCAAGATTAAGAAGCTGTACGATGACTTGATGGATGCCACGCGCTACGGCGTGATGATGCTCAGACATGCGAAGGTCAAGCCGAGGGCAGGACGTAACAAGGTCAATAACAATACGACGGTTTTATAACCAAACACCAAAGCCACCTCATCGAAGGTGGCTTTTTTGTGGGAAAAATAACCATGACGCATTACCAGATACCCAATAGCGTGCTGTTTGGCAGAGCGCAGGGCAAGAATGTTAGCAAAGCTCTGAGCGATTACAGCTTAGAGGCGCTACAGAAGCGTGCGAACAATGGTAATGCGGACGCTAAACGATTGATTAAGCAATTAAAGGATAAGAGCAATGGCTAAGTATCGCAAAAAGCCAGTGGTGATTGACGCTGTTCAGTTCGATGGAACATTGCAGTCAGTAGATGGATTTATGCCGTATGACGCATTTGAATATCGCCCTAGTTATCACATGCCGACAAGTAGTGCGCCGTCATCATTAACGATACAGACGCTAGAAGGCGCTATGACCGCTAACCATTGGGACTACATTATCAAAGGCGTTAATGGCGAATTTTACCCGTGCAAGCCTGATATTTTTGCCAAGACTTATGAAGCAGTGGAGTAGGTAATGTCACTAACCATACGATACGGCGTGCCAGTACCAGCAGCAGTTAAAAAAGGCTATGGCTTGCAAGCATTTATCTCAAACGTATTTTTTGAAGCAGACGAAGGCGCAACCGCCAATGATGCGGCATTGATACTGTGCCGTCGTGCGTTTGGCATTGGCAAGTCTTATATCGCTGTGCGCCGCAATCAAGCGTACCAGTTGCGCGAGAAGGACGGTAAGTTTCTGTCCGATACGGCAGAAGATTGCGCCCAATACTTGTGGAATGGTCACTCAACCGACTTTGACAAACATGCTGTCATGGATTGCTTACTTGAAAACATCGATCAGCTGGTCATGCACAAGCCAGAAGGTGAGGATTTAAACCGCAAGGCGCTGGACAAATACTTTGAAGGTGAAGATACCTTTACCACCGGACTAATGGATATTGCCAACTCATGAGTAATCAAGCGACACACGGACTAGATGACGACTTTAAACTAACAAAGGACGGCAAGTTTCTTGTGTGGGCGCATGATATGTATGAGTACGAGCGCGAAGCACAAGCAGAAGGTCGAGCGCTGCGGGCACGCGATGAGCGCTTCTATGACGGGCACCAATTCAGCGATGAAGAAAAGCAAGTCTATGCCGAACGCAACCAAAAGCCGCGCACCTATAACGAGATCAAGCCAGCGGTCGATTGGATTATCGGCTCAGAGCGCCGCGCGCGTAGCGACTGGAACGTACTACCGCGCACCGCTGATGATGTCGAGCCAGCGCAATTAAAGACCAAACTCATTAAATACATTGATGATATTAATAAAGCCAAGTGGCAACGCAGTACCGCGTTTGAGGATTGCGTCAAGACTGGCGAAGGCTGGACACGAGTAAGCGTAGAGCCAAACGAAGATGGTGAGCTGATGGTTCAGCTTAACTATGAGAATTGGCAGAACGTATTGGTCGATGGTCAATCGGTCAAAGCTGATATGTCAGACAGCCGCTATATGTGGATAACCAAGATAGTCGACGTTGAAACGCTTGAGCAGTGGTTCCCGAAGAAGAAAGATGAGATTGAGCAGGACGCTGGCGAGTATCAAGAGCTTGACGACGACTTGCGTTTTGACCAGACAGGCGATGACGGCAATACTTTATACAACAACTCGCATAGGTTGAGCCAGTGCAGCGACGCCAACATCAATGTGGTGCGCTCAGGCTCAATGAGTATCAGAGGTGGTCACTACTCATCAACGCGCCGCGCTGTGCGTGTGTGGGAAATGTGGTATCGCAAAACAGAACGAGTGGAGCTATTAGCTAATGCTGGCGGGTTGACCGGTCAGATATTTGACAGCAATAAGCAAGAGCATCAAGCAGCGCTGGAGAAAGGCGCTAAAAAGCGCGAGACAGTGCGCGAACAGATGCACATGGCTATCTATACCGCGACGACTGTATTGTTTCATGGCCCATCAATCTATAAGCACAACCGCTATCCGTTTGTGCGCCGCTTAGCGTTCATCGATAAGACAACCAAGTCACCTTATGGCGTCGTGCGTCAGATTGTTGACCCGCAATCAGATTTAAACCAGCGTAAGAACCAAGCGCTTTATCTTATGGCCACACGCCAAGTGATTGCTGATGAAGGCGCAGTCGATGATAAAGACGAGGCTATCAAGCAAGTCGCTAAAGTTAATGGCTATGTTGAGGTTAAGAAGAACGCACGCTTTGAGATACGCGACAATCAAGCGCTGGCAGGTCCGCATGTGCAGTTCGCTGAAATGGATAGCGCGTACTTAAAGCAAATCAGTGGCGTCACTAGCGAAAACCGAGGTATGAATCAAAATGCTTTGTCAGGTATCGCTATTCAGTCATTGCAAGAGCAAGGCACTGTTATCACCACGCCTATCATCGACAATCACCAACTGGCGCACCAGCTAGAGGGTGAGCTTGTGCTATCGCTGTGCGAGCAGTACATCAATCGTGAAATGCAGTTTCGCGTAACCAGTGACATTAAGAACCCCGGTGAAAAAGATTTTGTGGTATTGAACGCCACACCAGAGACAGACATTACCGCGACGCAAGCCGATTTTGTAATATCAGAGCGTGATTATCGCCAGACCATGCGTCAAGCGCTGTCTGAGCAGTTGATGAATGTATCAGCACAGATAACACAAGCAACGGGCGATCCAGCGATTGCGATTGCCTTCATTGAAATGGCGATTGACTTGCAAGACTTGCCAAACAAAGAGCGCTTATCTAGCAAGCTGCGCGAAGTATCAGGATTGCCGCCAATAGACGAGAACGAGGATGATAAACAAGCGCGTGAAGAAGCACAAGCACAAGAGCAAGCGAAACAGCAAGCAATGCAAGAACAGGCGTTTGAGCTTGAGATTGCAAAACAGAAATCAGCAATCAACCTCGACAACTCGCGTGCCAACCAATACAACCGTGAAGGTGAGCGCGAAAAAGCTAATGCAAGACGTGCTCAAGCTGAAGCATTGGTTAAGTACCTTGAAGCCGCTGGAGTTGTGGTTAATAACGCTGAGCTTAGCAATATTGCTGACGATCTTATTAACAATATGGACAACATAATGAACGGCACACAGCCGACACAGGTAGGCGGCGAGCAGTTAGAAGCGCAAGGCCAGCCAGTTGAGCAAGGACCAGTGCCGATGCACGTTGACATGCCAGCACAGCCGCAAGAGCCAGAACCACAAGAACAACCGCCAATGCCAGAGCAGCCAGTCATGCCCGAGGGTGAAGCGCCCGCTGGCGAGGACGGACAAGCGCCAATATCACCAGAAGAAGCCGCCATGATGCAAGAAGTGATGGGGCAGCAATCAGGAGTGCCAGACGCATGAGCAAGAAATCAAAGTTACTAAAAGCGGTTTTAATAATCGTAGATGTTGCGCTCGCCATTCACACTAAGCGCCGCAAGAAAAACAAACCCAATCCATAAGGATAACCACGATGCCAGATGATATGAACGACGACTTTGAAGTCGATACCAGTGAATTAGAAAACTTGCCAGCCGATGCGGTAGGTGATACTGACGACGCAACCGATGACGATTGGACTGCTGGCTTGACCGATGACGAGATTGCAGCGATTGAAGCGGAAGAAGGTAGCGACGATGAAACCGATAGTGATAACGATGGCGCTGCTGGCGATATCGATACTACCGAAGATGACACAGGCAACGCAGATGAAGCTGACAATGATGCTGATGATGACTGGCAAGCAGAAGTGGCAACAGTAGCAGAAAAGCGCACAGCCATTGATGCCGAGTTTGACGCTAAGCTAGCTGAGCTAGATGCACTAGGTGAGCAATATGACAATGGTGATATCTTAGACGGTGCTTATAATACTGCTAAAGTTCGTATTGAGCGTGAGCTGAAACGCATCGAAGCGCGTGAGGCTGAGCTTGTCACCAAGGAAGATGCCATTGCAGAGCGTGAGACTAGCCAGCAAGAGCAATTCCAAACAGACTTTGCGGTCGCAGTGGGCGACTTTATGGCACGTCCTGAGAACGCCGCGTTTGTAGAAGGCAGTCCAGAGTTTGCCGCATTGGACCAACAGTTAGGCGTTATCGCTCAAAGTATGCCGCCGGGCACGCCGTTTGATGTGCTACTTAATAAGGCACGTACTGCGGTATCGTCTTATATGGACTTGCCGGAGGCTGGCAAGCAAGACAAGCCGGCTGATAAAAACGTAAAGCCGGAACCCGAGCACATGCCGAGCATTTCTAACATGCCAGCGGTTGTAGCGAACAGCAATGAAGGCAACAAGTTTGCACACTTAGACAAGCTTGGCGGCCCAGAGCTTGAACGCGCTATCGCCGATATGAGCGAAGCACAACAAGCTGAATACTTAGCACAATAGGCTAATACTTACTTATGAATAAAATACGCTATCGAGACTGTAGCATAGGCGATGTTATCGAAGTTACAGGCCCTTGTACCATTGTGGTAGAAAAAAAGAGTGGTCGAGCGCCAAGGCTTAAACTGATAACCAGTCAAGATAGCGAGGTGATTTTTTCAACGGGTGAACAAGCGCATACGTGCTGTGATACCAAAAATAGTCTGACTAAAGGAGACTAATATCATGGCACAGACTAAAATCAACGATAGCCAAGCTATCAAAAAATGGGCAGGCGCGTTATTCGGATCAGCTTTTGCTAAGTCGTTTTACGGCAGTAAGCTGATGGCCTCAACCAAACTTGTCGGTAAAGCCGGTGCAATGGCGAACGCGCCAATCGGTGTTATCAACGACTTGGAGAGTGGCGCCGGTGACAACGTATCATTCGATATGTTTGTTCAGCTCAAAGGCCGAGGTACTTATGGCGATGACGTGTTGGAAGGCAACGAGGAAGATTTAACCGCGTTCACGGACGAAGTTAAAATCAACCAAGTTCGTCACGGTGTGACGCCTGGTGGCAAGATGAACCAGAAACGTACCATCAACGACTTGCGAGCAATCGCTAAGGTCAAGCTTGAGCGCTGGCACGCTAACCACTTTGATGATGTCGTGATGACAACATTGGGCGGTGGTCGTGGTCATGCCAAAGACTTGTATATTCCGCTAGGTGCAACGGCACCTATTCGCGGCACAATGGACTACACCCAGTACGATGAAGATCATATCGTCTATGGTGGTTCAGCCACGTCTAAAGCCAGCATGACGACTGCTGATACGATGTCGCTTGATGTTATCGACGAGCTTATCTTAAAGGCTAAGCGCGGCGGTAAAGCGGACGGCGAGTTCCGCATGGAGCCATTGGAAGAATCGGCAGAAGAATACTACATGCTGACGCTATCGCCTGAGCAGATTCATGACTTACGCAAAGACACTGGTGTTGGCGGTTGGCTTGATATCCAAAAAGCGGCGGCTGCTGCTAATGGTTATCAAAACCATATCTTCAAAGGCAGTGCAGGCGAGTACAACAAAACTCACATTAAAGAAGTGAATAGTGTTGTGACCTATAACGACTTTGGTGCAGGCAATAACGTGAAAGCGCATACTGGCGTATTTATGGGCCGTCAGGCTGCTGTAGTCGCGTTCGGTTCGGCAAGTGATAAGAACATGCGTGCCAACTGGGAAGAAAAAGAAAAAGACTATGGCAATCAAGTCGGTATTTCTGCGGGCATGGTGTACGGCACCAAGCTACCAGAGTTCGATGGTAAGGTTGTCAACTCAATGGCAGTCTATACTGCGGTGAGCAAGTCGCGCACCTAATCTAAAGCAATGCTTTAAAAGCAAGTTGGTCATGCCAGCTTGCTTTTTATTCACCCAATTTTTTACACAGTATCTTTATAAAAGGATAAAAGACTATGGCTAAGTTCCAGTCTGAGCGCTATTTGCATAACACGCAGATTCAAAGCTCAATGATCAGTGGCGTGACCAATGCGCCAACCATTACCCATAAGTTCATGGCAGAGACTACCGTTGCTGATGGTGACTTCTTATTGTTGGCCAAACTGCCCGAACGTGCCGCAATTCTGCATATCGAGTTGGTATGTAGCGCCCTTGGTGGCACGCTGACCGCAGACGTTGGCACCATGAACCAAGACGAAACAGCTATCACTGGTAAGTTTTTAGAAGGCGCGAGCCTTGCTGCTGCTAAGTGGTTTAAGGTTGGTGATAACGTCATTGAAGGTCGCTTGTCGAAAGTGCATGACAATCCAACAACCATCGCCGTTGAGTTCAAAGGCGCTGGCACGATTCCAAAGGGCGCGTACATTCATGTGACGCCGCACTATCGTCACGCCAATAACGACGAGTAAATAATCTGCTGGCAAGTAATTAAGGCTCATGGCATTCAGTGCTGTGGGCCTTTTCATTTAATCTGCTTATTAAAAGGAGTCATTATCATGGCTGACGATAAAACCGACAAGCAAGACGACAAAGCACTTGCGACCAAAAAACAGGCTGATGCTGCTGTGAAAGAAAGCGCAGAAGAAAACAAAGCAATGGCAGAGCAGCAAGACCGTATCAAAGAGCTTGAAGCAAAGCTTGCCGAAGCCGAAGCACGCGAAAAGGCAACGGACAAACTAGAAGCGGCCGCTAAGAAAGTAACCAAGGTTGCTGATGCTAATAGTGGTGACGGCGATACTATTCAGTGCTTACTACGCCGCAAGGGTGGCACCAAGGTGACGTTTGGTCATAACCGCGCCACACAAAAGACCTATCACTTTAAACCGATTGACGAAAGCGACGATCAATCGCCGCATATCTGTAACGTCGATGATGAAGATCATGCAGACCGATTGCTATCAATTCGTGAGTCGTATCGCTTATATCGCGGTGATTCAGGTTACGTCGATAAGATTGAAGTCACACGCGGCGCCAATACCGATGAAGGCGCGTTCATCAATAAGTTTGATGACATTCTGTCTATCGACTTTGAAACCGCCGAAAACGACACGGTGGCAGACTGGGCGAAAGAAGTGCTCAATCTCACGCCAGCGCATAGCGCCAAGATTCGTGAGAAAGCCGCAAGCCTTAATGTCAAGCCAGCTAAAGGCGACAACATGAATGAAATTTTGCGCAAGATTGGTCAGGCGATGCAAGAAGAAGAGCGCGCTGCTAGCGAGCAAGCCAGCAAAGGTAAGTAGCAACCGCTGCTTAATGTGAAATCACATTAGGACTATCCCGATATGTTTAGCAGTCAAGACTTATTAAATGGCATGCGCATGACGCAGCTAAATGACCCCGACGCTACCACATGGTCGGATGCAACGTTAATCATTGCGCTCAATGAAGCCTTGCGTATGTTGATATTGTTTCGTCCTGATGCCTCGGCAAAAATAGCAACTATTGATATAACAGAAGGTTCACGCCAGCTCATTCCTGAAAATGGCGTGCGCCTACTGCGTGTGGTTCGTAATATTAGTGCATTGGGTGAATCTGGTCGCGCTGTGCGATTGGTGCAGCAAGAAGATATGGATAGCATGTCACCAGATTGGCATAACGCTGCTGGCACGATTGTCAAAGAGTATATGTTTGACTCGCGCTCGCCTAAGCATTTTTACATCTATCCGACAGTACCGACAGCCAGTAAGCTTGAGATTGAATACAGTAGCTACGCTGATGAAGTGACAGAGCTTACGGTCAATAATCCACTGCCAGTATCGCCAATTTTTGCACAGCCGGTACAGGAGCTTATGCTATACAAGTTGCTGTCAGGCGATAGTAGTAACGGCGCAAGCGGTGCAGATCATCTGCGTGTAGGCTTGGAGTTGCTAGGTATTAAAGACACGGCAGATGAGCGCGTATCATCTGCAAGACGTACCTCTACTTAATAGGTGATATATGGCACAGCTTGATGATTTTGTGGACGGTATTAGTATTCACTTGGGTAATAGTGACGCCAGCAATGTGCCACGCATTGCAGTGGTGTTCGCCGCAAGGCAGGCGTTGAAAAAGTTTTGCGATGAAAGTTTTGCTTATATCGTCAATGCTTTTGATCCGCTTATTGATATCGATAGACCGTTGACCGATTCAGACTTGGCGCTAACACGACTTGATAAACACTGCGAGCTGACCTTGCCAGCAAACACGCATATCATCAAGGTATGGCGCTTGACCGATAACTGCTGCGAGCACGACAACTGGCTGGCAAGTGCTCGCTATGGTTATCCCAATATCATTAACTTAGATGATAAGCAGCGACATACCGATAACGTCGTCGTATCTCTATCCGTCAGTCAAACAACTGAGGAATGCCCGGACTATCTTTTCAATCATTACTATGATGGCTTGCTGTCCGGCACCATTGCTTACTTGCAGATGATGCCAAACCGTGAGTGGGCGGTGCCAAACTTGGCGCAAGACCACTATGCGCTATTTGAAAGAGCCATTCAGAAAGCCAAGAGCGATGTAAGTAATGGCTTTTTGAAAGATAGACCGATGACTGAGATACCAGCCAGCTTTGGTTAAAAACAACAATTAGTACAACCGCATATGTGGCTGTCTTTTTTCACACAAAAAAAGGAGCGACTATGCCGCAGAATTATTTTGCTGCTACTCAAATCGCTAAGGGCCTTGTGTTCTCAGTATCAGGAGTGGCCGCCAGCGCAACCGCAGTAGGGTTAGGTGCTCAGCTTAACCAGACCTATGCGTTTTTATATCTACAACTGCCGCTATGGTATTTCTATATAGCGATGATTGTACTATCGTTCATTGGCTCATTCTGGGCACTATTCACCGACACACTACAAAGCCGAGGCAATCCGATTTTAAAGGTGTTGGTAGCTGTGTCTGTGGGGCTGGTATCGTCCTTTATTGTACTGCCTATGTTTTCTAATCAGCCGCCAGTCGAGGTCATGCTTGGCGTGTCGCTGGCAGGTTCATTCTCAGGAACGGTGCTGCTATTTCTGATCGCTGATGTTTTAAATGATGAGGTGCTACGCAAAGACGTAGTGCTGGTCATTAAAACGGGCATAAGAGAAAGTGTCGTTATGGTGGTTAATCGTGTGCAATCGATTTTAGCTGCTATCTTTAAAGGAGGCAGTAAATAATGCTATTCATTAATAATGCTGTTCCCATGATAGGTGTTGCCATCATGTTTTACGTCATGCTGACCCAGCGCATTAACACCAAGCGCATAGAGCTGGGGATATTCTTTGCGCTCAGTATGGCGCTATGGGTATTCCTCTTTTGGGCAGACTGGACAAAACACTTTAACCCGGTCTGGCAAACAGCGGTTGGTCGAGTGATTATATTGCTGATGGTCTTATGTGTGGTCAAGAAAGCATGGAAGGATACGCCTTGTAAGAAGAAGGTGTTTAGGAAAAAGCCGAAACAAAGATACCAGTTTATTTATAAATATCGCCCTTATCGTAAGGGCTTTTTTACGCGCGGAGAAAAGTGATGAGCTACGACAGTAGGATTGATAACGCCGTAAGAAGATTGCAGGCGCAGTTAGGGCTTGCGCCAAAGCATATCGATGGCGCGTGGGGCGGAACATCGCAAAAGGCGCTACATGCCAGCGGTAAGAAGTTGGACTACAACTGGGGTGTATTGCGTGACCACTTTGGCAGATTCAGCCAAGCGCAGGTTGACGGCTTTAATACGCTGCTTGAGGCAATCAATAAGCGCGGCGATGATGCCTTAAACCCATTGTATGCCGCCTATACACTAGCTACCACGTGGCATGAAACCGCCGCCAAGATGGAAGCTATCAACGAATATGGTAAGGGCGCAACCCGCCGCTATGGTAAATGGTACACCAACAGTAAAGGCGTGGTATATGGTCATGCCAATCATCGCGGCGATGTTTATCTTAAATCACAATATCCTCATTTATTTTGGGGCCGTGGTTATCCACAGCTAACCTGGCTTGATAACTATAAGAAAATGGGTGAGCTGCTAGGCTTGGATTTAGCTAACAATCCCGAGTTGGCATTAGTACCAGCCAACAGCGCCGCCATTATGATTGAGGGTATGCTGCTAGGCTCATTCACAGGCCTGTCATTGTCTAAGTGTATGCGCTACGGCTCTTATGGCGAGTTTGTTTACAGCCGCCGTATCATCAATGGGACAGACCGCGATAGCCTTGTCGCACGCTATGCGGTTCAATTCTTAGAGTGCTTAAATATAGTGGATGCCTAACATGCACATACGGATTAATGATTTTGCTGGCACATTGCCAAAATTGCACCCAACCAAACTACCGGACCATGCGGCGCAGGCGTGTCAAAACGTCATGGTTGAGCATGATATTTTGTCGCCCATCAATCAATCCGCAACATCCCATTTATCAAATCTTGTAGGGCTTGAGAATTTCGCCAGTGCAATGTTCTTCAATCATAACGACAAGACTTACAAGAAGTATAGCAATGCGATTGTGACATTTGCCTTTTCGCCCGTCCATGATGCCTATCGTCTTTATTGGACAACAGAGAACAGCAAGCAGCCTTTGATGTTTAACGATTGGAATGTGGGCGGCGCAGGCGATGATTACAACCTTGTCTCAGATGGCTTTGATTATATCGCTGGCATGACACCGCCAGTTGTCAGAGACGTTGTGATAACCGGTATCAATCCACCAGTGATAACACCACCAGCGACACCAGACGCGCCGACCACTTATTCCATGCTCGAAGATATCATCAACGAAGTATTTAAAAAAGTTAATGATCAAAAAAATTCGTCAGGCGTCGATAAGAAAGAAGGTGAGATTAACGACGCAGTAACGACGATTATCAATGCCTTGCCGACACACGCAGAGGCAAGAGTTTACGCCCTAACTTACGTCAATCGTTTTGGTGATGAGTCAGCGCCAGGTGTTATTGAAAAGGTTTTATATCTGACTAAGGGTGATACGCCAACATTAACCATACCCTATGCCGTAGGCGAGAGAGAGGTGATGGTGCGCGACTATGGTATCAATGCTATCCGGCTGTATCGCTCAGTGACCAACTCATTAGGCGTGGCGCAGTTTCTTTTTGTCAAAGAGTATCTGCTAACTATGACTGGTGATAGCGTAATCATTATCGATGACATGCCTTATGGCTCAACCAAAATAGGCGAGCCATTGGTGACGATGAATTATGATCCACCACGAGTCGGCATGAAAGGCTTGGGCGTCACTGATGACGGCGTGGGTTATGCCTACGTTGAAAAGACCATTTGCTTATCAGAGCCGTACACCTTGTACGCATGGCCGCGATTCTATGAACTCAGCTCGCAGCATACGATTATGGGGCTAGGGCACTACGACAATACGATTGTGGTTGCAACTACGGGCAGCCCTATGCTTATCAGCGGCAGTGACCCAGAGAGTATGGGTGTGCTCAGCTTGCCCTTATACGAAGGCTGTGTCTCAAGCCGCAGCATGGTCAACCTCAATCACGGCTGTATGTATGCCAGTGAGAACGGGCTTGTCTTAGTCACCACTAATAGCGCCAAGCTGTTGACTGAAAACGCCTTTTCAACCGAGGACTGGCAGAAGATTAAGCCGTCCAGCATTCATGCAACTGCTTACAAGAATGGCTATCTGTTCTTTTGGGATAACGGCGTTAATAAAGGTAGCGGTTATATCGATTTGAATAACGGCAGCAAAGGCGTGATGTGGTTTGATGATTATGCTTTAAATACTTTTTTAAACGGCAATGTCGTACAGATGATACGGAAAGGCGGCTTGCCAGCAGGTAGTACAAAGTCAACCTATCAAACCTTTAATCCGGAATACGCTGAGGCTTTTACCAGCAAGACATTTAAGTGGCAGTCAAAGACTTTTAATCTGGACACGCCTAGACGTATGCTTGCCGCGCAAGTGATAGCAGACGACTACCCATTAGAGGCAATCACTTTTAGGGTGTATGCCAATAAAGTGCTGATACATGAATCAGTGGTCAAAGACCATAAGCCATTTAGGATTAGAAACCACAGCGTCAAGCATGACTTCTCTATTGAAATAGAGTCGAGCGTGCCAGTGCGCGAGATAGTGTTAGCTGAAACCATGCGCGATACGATTGTATAGGTGACATATGAGTAAAATGAATTTGCCAAGCGTACCAAGAAGCGCGGATCGTGACACAACCGTGTTTTTGCAGTCGCTCAAAAAAGCCATAGAAAATCTATCTGCTGGTGATAAAGCTGAACTGAGCGCGGCGGCCAAAAGCTATGTACTCAGAATAGATAAAAATACTCGTGAGGATTTGGTGGGAGTCATTGGCGATGAAGCAGGCGTCGGCGCCATCCTTGATAAAATCAAAGGTCAGATCACTGAGTCGGAATTGAGTATTGGACTTGGTGAGCGTATCGCCAAGATAGACTCTAATGAAGGTGCTATCAACGCAGAGCGACAAGAGCGTATTGCTGAGCTGATATTAACCAATCAGGCTATCATTGATGAGGCGCTCGCAAGAGCTAATGCCGTCTCAGGCAATGAAGTGCTTATTGTGCAGGAGAGTGAAGCACGTCTAGCTGAAGATGAGGCAATCACGCGCAACTTAAATCTACTTAATACGCAGATAAACGGTGACGGCGTAAGCTCAAGCTCATCAATCGTTCAGCAATTGACCACAGTATCAAACAAGACTGATACCAATGCCAATGAGATATCAGGCCTAACCTCGACATTTAATAACGAAATGTACGGTGCTCAGGGTATTATTGCAAGAAATGCGCAGACGGCCGCCAGTGCCGCCAGTGCTAATGCAAGTGATATAAGCGGATTGTTTGTACAGGTTAATCCGCGCATGGCAGGGGATACTGATAGATGGGCTGGCGAGAATGATCCGCTAAAAGGTGTGGGTGTTTGGTCGGAGCGCTCAGCACGTATCGAAGAGGGCATGTACACCGCTGAAAGATTTGATGCTATGAGCGCAAGAGTTGATGGCAATGCCTCAGCAATCACAACAGAACGCAACATAAGAGCCAATGCGCTAAGCGCTCTTGCGACACAGACAGACACGCTACAAACAACAGTAGGTCAGAATACCTCATCGATACAGGTAGCGCAGCAATCCATCAACGGTATTAACGCAAGCTGGTCGATTAAAGCTGATGTAAATGGTGTTGTCGGTGGACTGGGCGTGGTAAACGACGGTCGTACTGTTGATTTTATCGTACGGGCAAGCACGTTTGCGATACAAGGGCAGAGTGGCAGCAAGAGCGTGCCGTTCGTATCATACCCTGATGGCACCGTGATTGATGGCGTACCTATCCCAGCCGGAAACTATTTAGAAGATACTTACATTCGCAGAGCCTCAATTGATACTTTAGATATTAAAGGCAATGCGGTGACGGTGCCAGTATCAGCTTTTACCGAAGCGTCTATCGCTATTGGTACAAACTACACTACTATACAAAGCCTAGCAGTGCCCGCTGACATGGGGCATACCATGCTAAATTTTAATGCTATTTTCAACTTCCCAGATTACGCGCGTAAGCAAAGTATTCTGTGCCGTATCGTAAAGGGCGGTCTGGTGATTGCTGATAATATAGAGGTGTTTTTTAGTGAAGCAAGATCAGCAAGTAGAGCAACCACTGCTTACGATGCTATAGGCCACAACCACGGAGGCAGCTTTCAGACCACAATATATGTTAATGGGCAGAGTATTAATGTTGGCGGTCCAGTGACAATTGGTTACGCGACTACCGGCTCTCACAGTCATAATATCGATGTGGCGAATGACAACCGAAATGCAGGCAGTTTTGCGCTATCAAGACATGATAGTACGGGAGTGGCTGGCACTTATGAGCTGCAAATGCGTGTGGCTGATGGTGGCACTGCCAATTTATCCCAACGTTACATTCATGCCATGACCATGCGGAGATAAAAAAATGGCTCACTATGCAGTATATAAGACGGACACGGGCGAGATAGTAAAGACGGTAGAAGGCCCTACTTGGTTTATTGAGGATATGCCGATAGAAGAAAACGAGTCTATTGTGCCGATTGATAGACAGGCTGATGATCGATATGAGTATATTAAAAATGGCAAACTAACCGATAAAGAGAGTTTGCCGCTACAGTAATTTGTTATACTAAACCTATAATAAAAGCAGCATACTTGTAGCACTTAGGCAGTCTTTGCCACCTCACAACAAACAGATACCTAGTCATTCACAGATGATTGGGTTTTTGTCGTGTCTAAAATTCATCAATTACATATTCATTATTAAATAAGCGAGGGCGTCATGGGCTTTTTAAGCGGCATACTTGGGGCGGCAACAGGGTTTTTAACGGGTGGCCCGGCTGGTGCTGTGATTGGCGGGGTTGGCGGCTTGGTCAGCGGTAACGAGCAAAAAAAGCAGCAGAAAAAGGCGGACGGCTATAGCGACGCCTCGCTCGCCTTGCAAAAAGAGCAGATGGAGATTGCCAAAAAGAAACAGGAGGACTACGAGAAGATATACGGTCCGATTGAGGAAGGCTATCTATCACTGGTTAGGCAGGGCGCAAAGCCTGATATAGAGGGCGTGACCACAAGAGCCATTGGCGATGTGAACACGCAGTTTGCCAATTCAGAAGCCGCACGACTCAGACAGATGCAGCGCACAGGCGTCAATCCCAATAGCGGACGTGCTGATTCATTAGGGCGTCAACTGTCTTTATCACGAGCACTTGCGCTGGCAGGAACAATCAATCAGTCGCGCCAGCAAGAAATGGACCGAGCCGAGGATTTAACCTTTGCGCGTTATCAAGACGCCAATCAGACAGGTATCAACAAGCTAAACGGCGTGCAATCAAATATCAATAGCGCCTCAACCGCGCTGTCTCAGACCTACACCAATCGCGCCAATCAATCGCAAGCCAATGCCAATAGTACAGCGAATAGCTGGGCTGATCTTGGTGGCACCATTTTCAAAGCATGGGATCAATATAAAAATAAGCCAGCAAAGACCACGGTCGGCACCGGCGTGTGGATGTAATTAGGAGAATGGCATGAGTAGCTTAACCGGCATTGCGCAGTTTACCAATCGTTTCGCCCAAAACATCATGGGTTATGAAGATGAAAAAAAGAAAGAGGCGGAGCGCTTAGAAGATAAGCAGCGCGAGCTGGCACGCCAGCAGCAGCAGGACTTACGCGCGCAGCAAAACCATGATGTGACGCTTGAAGGCAATCAGATAACGCTGAATCAGAACAAGATTAAGAACAAAGAATTTACCGATTCAGTAACCTATGAGGAAACGCGCAATCAACTGGCTTACTTAGATGGTATCGGTGCGGACGAGCAGCAAAAAATTGATGTATTGGCCAAAGCGGTCAACAGTAATCAAAAGCTACCGTACAAGATTGAGTTTGAGCGTGACGTAACAACAGGCAAGATTATTCAGCGCCAAGGACCAGACGGCAAGCCGTTCTATTTTCAAACCATCATCGATAAAGAAACCGGTCAAGAGCTTGGGCGCAAGGGCACAACATTTGAAGAAGCGACTGGTAATTATAACAAGCTACAAAACGCAGGCGCGATTGAAGATGAAATTAAAGCAGCAGCAGCGGCGCGTGCGGCTAAAACCCAAGAGATAGAGGATAAGCTAACCTTGAAAAGAGGTGAGGCGATTATTGACGATGCTAAAGATGCGAATAAACAACAGCGCGAGCATATCTATAAAGTCGATGAGCTAGGCGTGAAGCATGGCTATACCATCGATGAGCTAGGCGTGAAGCATGGCTTTACGATTGATGAGCTAGGCGTCAGACACGCTAATGCTGTGGACTTATCAAACGTCAATAGTCAAAACCGCATTGGTGAATATGTTGGACGCTCAGATGTTGATGCAGGTGGTACGCCTATCGTTGGTGGTCCGGCAACCGTAGGCTCAATCATTCAATCGCTTACTGGTACAGAAAGTGGCGGTAACAGTGCAGCTTTTCGCACCAATAACAACGGCAAAAGCTATGGCGGCTTAATACAGATGGGTGATGACCGTCTAAAAGACTATGCAACCGCAACTGGTTCAAGCCCCATATCAGCAAGCCAGTTTAAAAACTTGCCAGCAGCGCAGCAGCGAGCCGTTAACGAGTGGCATATCAATGACTTGATGCAAGCGGCGCAGGCAACTGGTGCAGTAGGTAAGGTAATTAATGGCACGCCGGTGACGCTTGGCGGCTTGGTTGCCGTCGCTCATCTTGGCGGTAAAGGCGGCATGAATAAGTTTGTGCAAACCAATGGCCGCTACAATCCTAGAGATCAGCTAGGTACTTCTCTATCAGACTATCTCGCAAAACATGCGTCAGGCGGTAATACGGTTGCTCGCTCAGTGCCAGCCATTCCAAAACTACCAAAGGGCGCCGCTAAAGCCTCAACCAAGCAAGCGGAATCAGGTAAGGGTATTGTTACGCCGCAAGACTTCAATGCCAACGTAGATAAGGGCGTTAATACTGCCCTAAAAGATATAAAAAACTTAGGCATCAAACCCGATGCTGCAACTACTGCTACCTATGCTCGCGCTGGCACGAAATTAAAAGACATGGGTAAAGCAAAAAACGAGCAAGAGTTTTTAAACCTATATCAAGAAGCGTTTGATTTAGTGATTAGCGCTGTGCCTGAGCGTGACCGTAAAAAGATGAGTAAGGCCAACCAAAACGCATTAGGGCACAAGGTTTTGCTATCAATGGCGGGCGCGTCGTCGCTCGGCAACTTAAAGCAGATGATATACAACATTAATCCTAGCGCAAAAGGCAGTGGTAATGGCAAGCCAGTAAGCGCTGGCGGGCTAACTTTAAATTTACCCGGTCAACAAGCCAGTCAGCCAGCCGCATCTAAGTCGACCCCGCAAACCAGCAAATTACAAGGCTTGTATGCACGCGGCTTGCCAGCACCCAAGACGGACCCAAAAGCCGCAGAGAATCTTAATTACTTAGAAAACCTAAACGACAACATGGACTGGTAGAAAAATTATGAGCTTAGATAAAAAACTATTTAGCATTGCTAGTTCTGCCGTTGAAAAGCAGCAAAAAGCGCGTGACGCTCGCAATCCAGTATCAAAAGGTCTTGATATTGCGACCAACAAGAGCTATGCCAATGAAGATAAAAAGGTGGCAGCAGCAGCCTTGCGTCAGTGGGAAAACAATACTTGGAAACCAAAGGTTGAGGCTAAGCTCAAGCAAGAGATTAAAAAACGTGCGCCACACCTAAAGCCTGGCACCAAAGCTTATCAGCAAACCTATGACAGTCTATTTAATAAAAACTATAAAGACTTGCAAGCAGCAAAGGCCAGCGCACAGCAGCAGATAGGCACACTAAGAAAACCCAAACAGTCGCAGCGCCAACTTGATAATGAGTATCGCCAAAACGAATCAATCCGTAATAACACGGTAGGATTACAAGCAGCCGCACATACAGCGCGTGATACAGGCGAGGCGGTATCAGGGGCGCTTGCAACCGGCGCGTCACGTACCTTGCGCTATCCGCTACAATTTGCCGCAGACATTGGCGAGAATGATGATGGCGGTATCTTTGATCGCGGCGCTAAGGCATTAGAGCGCCACGAGGATAATCTACAGCAAGTCTATCCCGCTTATAGTGACATTCAGCAGAACGGCAACTTCGGTCAGAAACTTGCCCTATCAGCCGTTGAGCAGATACCAACACTGGCCGCAAGCTTTGGTACGGCGGGTGCTGCTGCAAAGGGAGTGCAGCTATTGGGCGCAGGCGCTAAGACTGCCGCCGCTGTCTCTTACGGCACAGCCGCCGCTACCATGTACCCGCAAGCGTACGGTGATGGTAATGACAGCACCAAGCAAGAGTTAGAAAACGCCACGCCTCAGCAGTTAGCCACAGCGGTACGCTCAAAGGATATCTACAAAGGGCACTTTGATAAAAATATCAAGGCTGGCATGAGTGAAGATGAGGCATACCAAAAAGCACGCGACCAGACAATCAGTAGTATTGCTGAAGAATCGGGTGATGCCGTTGGCCTTGCGACACTCGCGCTTAGTATGCTTGCGCCGGGCGTCGGCTCATTCACTGCCAACCGCTACGCTGGCGGGGCTGTTAGTAAGTGGGGGCAAAAGGTATTTAATACGTTAGCAGTCAAAGCGGACGCTGGCAAGGTAGCAAGAGTTGCGATACCCGCCGCCGTTGGTACAGGCATTGTGGGCTTGAACGTTGCTGAAGAAGCACTGCAAGAGGGTTATACTGACTACAAAGCACAGCAAGCCGCGGTTGATGTGGGCGTGAAAAACAAGATTGATACCGCGCAGACAAAAGAAGCCATGCTGATGGGCGGTATCTTGGGCGGGGCTATGGGCGGCGGCGTCTATATTGGCACGCGCAACTCAAAACTACATCAAGCACAAGATGATTTAAAAACCGCACAACAAGCCTATGCCGAAGTTGCCGGACAAATACCGCAGCTACAACAGCAGATCGAGGATGTATCGCCGCGCTCACCACAAGGTCAAGCATTAACCGCACAGCTTGAAGAAACCAGAAGCGTGCTCGATGCAATGGCAGCGGAGGCAGAAAAGGCAAGTATTCCTCGTACCTCGCTGGCACGTCGTGCGCCGCGCATTGATCCAACCAACAGCGCAGCCAGTGACTTTGACGGTCAAGTCGAGGGTGCCACAGAGCTAAGCGAACAAGATTTTGAGAACGCATTAAACCCAGACGGCACGCCAGCGCCGCAATCGCCAGTCGTCCAGCCAATGAGTGAAGCGGAGCTTGATGCACAAGACGCGCAGCTCGCAGAGCTTATCGCAGAGCAAGCAGCACTTGATGAAGCGATTGAAGACGGTAGTAATGAGAAACCGCTAGAAGAATCGATTGCCGCCGCACAAAGCTGGTACGACAGCAAACGCGGAGAAGGTAAGCAAGGGCTGGCAGGTGTGGTCAGCCGCGCCGCTGCTACTGAGCAGGACGCAGCGTTCGCCCAGCAGCAGGAAGGCATCAAAGGTACTACCACAAGCATTAATGATTACATCGCTAGTGAGCGTGCAAAACAGCAGCAAATTGAGGTGCAGTTACAGCAAGAGGCGCAGGCTGCTACTACCGATGCAGAAAAGCAGGCCGTCGCTCAAAAAATTGAGCAGCGAGAGATTAACCGAGCCAAAGAAGATGAGCTGCTATCAAGCCGCGAACAACTGGCACAGCCTTACGAAAATGAATCGTTTGATACAACCGTCATCGCTGCCGATGGCGCACCGTTTAACTTGGCACGCTTTTGGGATAGCAACATGCCAGCCGCAGCCAAGGCGAAAGCAATCGCGGATGCGTTTGGCGGGCAAGTTGAGCAGAACGTCGCTAAGGCTGATTGGCAGTCTATGCCAGAGGGCGTGCAAAAAGAATTGCACCAGTGGTTCACTGAGCGCTTAGACGGCGTTCGCCAAAGTCGTGAAGGTGCAACTGAGCAGACATCCGAGCAAGTTGCTGCGCCAGCAGTTGAGCAGCCGCAAGAAGTAGCGCCTACTGTTAACGGTTTAACCATGCCAGTGCAGCAACCAGTAGTAGAGCAAGCGCCTATTGCGCCAGTTGAAGAACAAACACCGACAGCACCAGCTGAAGTGGAACAGGTGGCAGAAATTGATAGCACGCCAGCAGCTACCCAGTTAACTGATGAAAACCCAGTTATTAATATTCCAGCGCCGACGCAATCTAAGACTGTGGCACCTAAAGACCGTGAAGGCTTAGCAGAATATTTTGCCAAGAAGCTAGATGCTCAGGGCCGCATTTATTCACAGGAAGAAACCGAAAACGCCATACGTGAGGAAATGAATGTAGAGTTTGACTTTAATAATCCAGTCGCTTATGACGCAATGGAGTCAGGTGAAACCTATAGTCAGTTTGCCAAAGAGGTTTTAGGCAAGCGCAAGGTTGATCTAACAGACAGAAAGTCAAAACAGACAGACATAGCTTCTACTGATGATAAAGGTATCTATAAGAGCAAGCCAGCCGCAAAAGCTGCTATTAAAAAGCAAAAGCTTGACCCTGATAGCGTGACCATTAAACAGGTAAAAGGCGGTGGTTTTGAGATTGTACCGAACGCGCCAGCAAAACCAAGTTATGCACAGGCACAGGAGCAAGCTGCTACTGAATTGAGCATGACGCTTGATGAAAATGGTGAGTACGGCGGCACAGACGCAGAGTTTGAGGCATTCGCTAAGCGCGTTGATGAAATACAAGGACGCTCGCTGAGCAATAGTACGCCAACGCCACGGCAGAACACTACAGCGCCTAACAACGACGCAGCTATCGGTAAAGACGGCCTTGCTAAATGGTTCGGCAGTAATGATAAAGCGCAAGCGTTTATTGCCAAGAAAGGCTTGACTGATACGCATGAAGTCGTGAGCGCTGGCAAGTCTCGCTTTGAGATTCAGCCGAAAGCGCAAACCACAGGAGCTACCAACCAAACCTCTACACCTATCGATGTAACAAGTGAAAATGGAAGTTCCGATACTCAGGAGCTAACCGCAACATCTGAGCAATCAGCGCCAGCCAAACGAGCCGAGGCGAAGAAAGCCGCTACTGACAAATCACAAAATGATGTGAGCACAACAGAAGCCAAAAGCCGTTTTGCTGACAACAAGCTATTCACTGAAGACAAGGTGGCAGCCGCACGCGCACTATTGAAATCTAAGATGGGGCAACTCAACTCAGGCTTTGACCCAGAAATGGCAATTGCTGGTATGACGCTGGCAGGTGCTTACATAGAAAGTGGTGTGCGCAAGTTTGGCGATTATGCTAAATTAATGATTGAGGACTTTGGCGATAACATCAAACCTCAATTACTATCGTTTTGGGAAGGCGCTCGAAACTGGGATGGACTTGATACCGAAGGGATGACCAGTGTAGCGGATAGTAAGCGCGAGTATGACCAGTTAAAGGCTGAAACAATCACCACAGACGAGCTAAGCGAGAATGACGATGACACCGGAACAAGTAATCAAGACGATAGACAGCGTGCTGATGGAGAGTTATCCACAGCAGTCCAAGCAGATGCAGAAAGCCGGAACACTGGACGATCTCAAGCAGAGCCTACTAGCGACGTATCTGACATCGATGGACGAGGCGCAAGACCAGATACTATCGAAAGCGATGGAGATAGCCGATCCGCAGCAGCGCGTCAGCGAACAGATGCAGATGACAGCGACGGCCGAGCAGACAGCACTCAATCAAATGATGGAGCAGTTAAAGACGCAGATGCGACGCCTACAGTAAAGGCGAAGAATCATGTCGTCTCGCCAGCAGACAGCAATGAAAAATTAAGCTGGCAGAAAGTAGCAGAGCGCAACGTCTCAATCATTGAGCTTATCAAACAACTTGATAGTGAAGGCCGTCAAGCCACAGCCAATGAGCAGGCGTTACTTGCTCAATATGCTGGCTGGGGTGCGAGTGAGATTGCTAACGGCATATTTCCTAACCCTGATACTGGCAAGTATAAGTCTGATAGCTGGCAAGCACTGGGCGAGAAACTAAAGTCACTGCTTACTAAGAGTGAGTACGACACTGCTATGCGTACCACGCAGTACGCCCACTACACGCCGCCAGTATTGGTAGAGGGTATCTATAAAGCGCTTGAAAACTTTGGCTTTAAAGGCGGACAAGTGCTAGAACCCGCCAGCGGTATCGGCGTGTTTAATGGATTGATGCCTAAAAAAATGGCTGATAGCAGCGCTTATGTCGGCCTAGAGCTTGACCCTATCACTGGACGTATCGCGCAGCACCTCTACCCGCAGTCAACCATGAAGATTGACGACTACATTAAAGCGAAACTACCAGACGATCATTTTGATGTGGCAGTCGGCAACCCGCCGTTTGCTGGTATCAGCGTGAGCTATAAAGGCGCTGGCAAGAACAGTGCCAAACAGTCTATGCAGTTGCATGATTACTTCTTTGCTAAAACCTTAGATAAGTTAAAGCCGGGCGGCGTCATGGCGTTTGTCACCTCAAAAGGTACGATGGATAAAAAAGGCAGTAGCGTTCGTGAATTATTAGCAGAGCAGGCAGACCTTATCGGCGCCATTCGTTTACCACAAACAGCCTTTAAAGAAAATGCGGGCACCGAAGTTGTCACCGATATTATCTTTTTGCGTAAGCGCTTAGAGGGTGAGCAGCCAAGCGATACGGCATGGGCTAATGTAAAAACCATACAGGCCAGCGGTAAGCCAACTGCTATCAATGAATACTTTGTTAATAATCCCGACATGGTGTTAGGCGAGCACGCTATTACCAGTGGCCGCTTTGGCGATACCTATACGGTGACGCCGAACAAAGGCGACTTTGCCAGCCAAGTAAATCAGGCAATCGACAAGCTACCAAAAGACGTGTTCAATCCGCAGCGTGGTAGCAAAGCCGAGGCCATTAAAGTTACAGGCCTTGATTATGATGCGGCGAGTGCAGCCAATAAAGAAGGCGGCGTCTATCTAAAAGGCGGCAAGCTTATGCGCGTGGTTGACGGCGTAGGTAAACCGCTGACGCAGCGTTACGGCACCAACGGCAAGGCCATTGATTTAAGCGCCAAAGACATTGCCTTTATGACTGACTATGTGGGCGTGCGTGACGCACTTAAACAGGCGCAGCGTGACCAGTTAAATGATTCAGACACATGGGAAGATTCGCTTGCAGCACTTAATAGCACCTATGATGCTTTTGTCAAAAAACATGGTCCACTCATGGCGCACACGGTCAGCGAGCGTGAGAACGACGACGGCAGTGTAACCGTTACTAAGCGCTTTAAAAACAAGCAACGCTTATTCCTCGATGTGGAAGGCGTGCTAGCAAGTGCGCTTGAAAACGTGATTGATGACGGCAAAGGAACGGTTGTTAAGGGTAGTTTCTTTGAAGGGCGCAGCTTACGAAAACCTAAAGCGCCAACCATTACCAGTACACAAGATGCCTTGGTTTATACGTTAGATGAAAAAGGCGTGCTTGATATTGACCGTATCGCACAAGTGACCAACCAAAGCCGCGAGCAAGTGATTACTGAGCTTGGCGATCAGATTTATAGCGACCCAACAACCAACCAGTGGGACTTGGCTGAAACCTACTTATCTGGGAACGTGGTTGAAAAGCTTGCGACTGCTAAAGCCGCTGCCAAAAATAACAGCACTTACAATCGCAACGTCAAAGCATTGGAAGCGGTCCAGCCAGCACCTATTGCACCTAATGATATTTCTAGCAACATGGGTGCGGCGTGGATTCCAGGCAGTGCTATTAAAGAGTTTAGCGAAGAAGTGCTGGGCGCGAAGATTGATGCGGAATACTCAAGCGCCGTTGGACTATGGGATGTAAGTGGTAATTCGCGCTCATCTGACTATGCCACCGCAGACCGCAGCACCGTACAGCTTGTCGAGTCTATCTTAAACAGTCGCAAAATATCTATCACCCGTAAGTCAGCAGACGGCAGCACCTTTACCGATTCAGTAGCAACCGAGCTGGCTAATGAGGTGGCGCGTAAGATAAAGACCGAGTTTAAAAAATGGCTATGGTCAGATGATACGCGCACACAAGAGCTTGCTGACTACTATAACAAGACCTATAACAACATTGTGCCGCCAACCTTTAACGGCGATCACTTAACCTTGGCTGGCATGTCAAACAAAATTCAGTTACGCGCCCCGCAAAAGCGCGGTATCTACCGTGTCATTCGCCAAGGCGATGTGTACCTAAACCATGCCGTCGGAGCAGGCAAGACGTTCACCATGATTGCCGCCGCGAATATCATGGTCGCTGACGAGCAAAACTTTCATACGCACAATCGCAAACAGTTTGTGGCACAAGCAGCGCTCAATACGCCAGACGCTATCATTATTACTCACTCAGGTTTTGAGCGTATCGGCGTAAAACCTGATACCAAAAAAGCCTTCTTAGAAAATAAGATTGAAGAATGGCAAGCCGCGCTTGAATCCACTAAAGCCAGTGACGGCGATAATCGCACCTCAGTCAAGCAGCTTGAGCGCAATATCGAAAGCCTAGAGCGCAACCTTGATGAATTACTTGATGCTAAAGAGAAGGACGGCGCGGTATTCTTTGAAGATATGGGCGTCGATAAGCTGTATATCGATGAAGCGCATGAGTTCCGTAAGCTTAACTTTGTGACCAAGATGGGAAATATCAAAGGTATTGACCCGGCAGGCTCGCAAAAAGCGATGGACTTAGATTTAAAGCTGCAACTACTTAGAAAGAGCAATCCGACACGCGCTTTTGTCGGTGCGTCCGGTACGCCCGTCACCAATACGATGGGCGAGCTTTATACTATTCAGCATTATTTTCAGCCTGAGCAGTTGAAGCAAGACGGCCTTCATCATTTTGATAGCTGGGCAAATCAGTTTGGGGAAGTAGTGGAGGGCTTAGAGCAGAACGCCGCTGGTAATTATGAAGTGGTGCCGCGCTTTGCTAGGTTCGTCAACGTGCCCGAGCTTATGAGCCGCGTGCGCTCATTCATGGACGTGCTGACCAGTCAAGACTTGGGCGATTTTGTAGCGCGTCCTAATGTTAAGACGGGTGGGCGTGAAATTATTGCCATACCAACGCCAGACGGGTTTAGCGAGTATCAAGCCAGCCTAGCAGAACGCATTGATGCTATCCGCAAGCGTAGTGGCAAGCCTGAAAAGGGCGACGATATTATCCTAAGCGTGATTGGCGATGGTCGATTTAGTGCGATTGATATGCGCTTTGTTGATCCAACCTTGCCTAGTGACCCTAATAGCAAGCTCAATACCGTTATCAGAGATATGGCAGAAGCTTATCACGCTACTGCCGATAATGAATATGTGACCGATGGCGCAGTCGATGATTTAAACGGCGGCGCATTAATGATGTTTACCGACATAGGACTTGGTGAGCAGTCTGCCGCTTCTCGCGGGTTTGATATGAAGCAGTGGATTACCGACGAGCTTATTAGGTTGGGTGTTAAGCGCGAAGATATTGCCTTTATGCGAGACAATAAAACACACGCTAAAAAAGGCAAGTTGTTTGACGATATGCGCCAAGGCCGCAAGCGTATTATGATTGGCGGCAAAGATATGGAGACAGGGGTTAATGCACAAAAGCGCCTAACTCACTTATTCCATCTTGACGCACCTTGGTTCCCAGCCTCAGTCGAGCAGCGCGAAGGCCGTATCATTAGACAGGGCAACCAAAACAAAGAAGTGGTTATCAGAGCTTATGCCACAAAGGGCAGCTACGATAGTACCATGTGGTCAATGGTCGCACGCAAGGCGCGCTTTATCGAACAGGCCATGCGCGGTGATGCCACGGTTCGTAGTATGGACGATGTGAGCGAAGCCAGCGCCTTTGAACAAGCCAGCGCATTATCGTCAGGTGATCCGCGATCTATGCAGCTGGCAGGATTGCGCCAAGATGTTGAGCGCTTAAACCGTCAATTATCAGGGCACCAAAACGAGAAGTTTGGCAATCAAAACAAGGCTCGTGACGCACGCCGCACGCTGGCACGCGCTGAGCGTGAGCTTGACGATATCAATAAGCTACTGCCAACACATAAAAATATTGAAACAGGCGATGTTATCGGCAAGGTAGGCGCTAAGGCGTTTGATAATCGCAGTGAATACGGTCAAGCGATCATAGACGCCTACAATAAGCATGCTGAAAACTTCGATACAGGCGAGCATGTGCTTGGTACGGCAGCAGGTTATGATGTGGTTTATAACGGTATAACCATGAACGGCGGCAACTTCTATGCTGACGCTAATATTGATATACCGAAAGCTGATGACACCGCATTGTTTGATACAGATAATGCAAAAGACACGCGCCCAGACGGACTGACCACACGTATCATTAATCGTGTAAACAAACTGGCCGATTACAAGTCAAAAATTGAGCAGCTTATCGAGCAATCTAAAACCAATGCTGAAAATTTTGAGCGCCGCGCCAGCAAGTCGTTTGATGCACAAGCCGAGCTTGAAGAAAAATCACGCGAATTAAAAGAGCTTGAAGATACGCTGGCAAGTGAGGCGGAAGCCTTGAAGCAGGACAGTAATCCGAATAACTTTACTGACGCTGACCGTGTGCCAGCACCGGACGCGCCTAAATTCTCTCGCATAGCCGCAAGTGATAGCCAGATAGACGCCATTCGCAAAGAGTTTGAGAGCACAGATAAGTGGATGAAGGCGCCTAATGGTGAAGATACTAATCTGAATGAGCAGCAATGGTTACAAGTTCGAACGCCAGCCTTCAAAGAGTGGTTTGGGGATTGGGAGGGTGACCCTGATAATGCTAGCGAAGTAGTGGATGATAATGGCGAGCCAATGGTAGTCTATCATTCAACAGACGAGATATTTGACGATTTTGACAGAAGCAAGCTAGGCGCTACTGCGTATGGAAACGCAAGTAAAACACCTTACGCAGCAACTGCTGGAGTTGGGTTTTGGTTTAGCAATGAAGATTTAAGCAAAAGAAATCGAGGAGGTATGGGTAGCACGTCTATCGCTTCGTTTCTTAACATTCGTTCGTCTTACGAACTTGAAAGTTTAGAAGCTCTAGCTAACGATATTGAATCAGATGTTATTCCTGATGATAAATTATGGGTTGCTGATTTTGAAGATGTTTCAGATATCGGAGTGTTGGCTGACGAGTATAAAGACTTGCTTGTAAACGGCGGTATTGATGGAGTTATTATAGAGAATGACGAGGAATTTGATGGCAGCACATCTTTCGTTGTTTTTGAACCCAATCAAATAAAGTCAGCAACAAACAATGCTGGCACGTTCGATGGCTCAAATCCTGATATCCGTTACTCAAAAACCAACCCAGCCAAAGGCAGTACAAGCGCCACAGCCAAACAAGTGGTCAGCACCTTGCAAAAGCGTTTTGGCAAAGAGGTGGTCGCAGCGCTTATCAAGTCTGGCAAATTGCGAGTGCGCACGCTCAATGATTTTGTGAATAGTGATGGTCGCTTGCTTATCCCAAGTGATGCCGAAGGTTTTTACTATGACGGCAAGGTAACGCTGATTGCTGATAACCTAACCCCAGAAACAGTAGTTGCAACATTGCTTCATGAAATGGGCGGGCACGCTGGTATTCAAAACATGCTTGAGACGCAAACTTACATGAGTTTAATGGAAAATTTTTACGCCCTAGTAAGGTCTGGCAACAAGTATGCTGTACGCGCCAAAGAACGCGCAGAGGCAAGCGCCTACAGTGACAGTGAAGCACGCGATGAATATATCCCGTATCTAATCACTGAGTATGCGCAAGCAACAGAGCGCGGCGGTCCACTGGCAGTTATCAAGCGCTTTGTGAATCGCGTTATGGCTGGCGTGCGGGCATGGGTTCGCAATCATACCGGCGTGCAGTTAAAGATGACACCTAATGATATGGTGCAGTTAGCTGAACGCATGGTTAAGCGCTTGGCAGAACAGAGTATGGATAGCGTGACTATTGCGGGTGTTGAAAACATGCCAGCCGCACAAATGCAGTTTAGTCAAGAAGGTGTGGACCAAAAGAACACGCCAGCGTTTAAAGAATGGTTTGGCGATAGCAAGGTGGTGGATGGCAATGGCAATCCATTGGTGGTTTATCATGGCACCATTAAAGCGTTTAATGAGTTTAATACGACTGATTTTGGCGCATTACTTGGCAAAGGTAGCTACTTTACAGCCAGCGAGTCAGAGGCGCGTCAATATTCAGGGCAAGGAACGCGCATAATTCCAGCGTATATCTCTATAGAAAATCCTTACTATGTAAAATCCGCTATGGATAACGTACCTAGCCGTGAGGAAATGCTAAGCAGGGGTTATGATGGTGTTATTCAGAAAAACGATGACGGTAGTGTTAAGTGGGCAGTTGCTCATAAGCCAACTCAGATAAAATCAGCCACCGACAACGTAGGCACGTTCGACGCTAACAATCCTGATATACGTTTCAGCCGACGCTATTCAAGCCTTGGTACTGACGGCAAGCCGGTCACTACTAAAGAAAAAGCACGAGACAGAGTGGCGCTTGCACAAGCGACTACCATGTCGTCTAAGTTTGGTATTAATTTACTACTTAGACGCCACTTGGCAACACCGCAGCATGTTGCGCTACTTAACCCAGTGTTTAAAATATTTACGGACAACGTGCAGGCGCGTATTGCTTATGAGAATAACGAGGCTGGATTGGTGCAAACTTTGTTACCTGAAATATGGGATACTCGCCTAGTTGTCGGTAAGAAAAAAGAAGCAATGGAGCGCGTATCAAAAGCAATCTTTGATGGCACAATGGCAGACAAAGTGTGGAGCGATAGCGAGCTGCAAACGATGTTTGACTTGACCGACAAAGACATTGGTTTTTATCGCCGCGCGCGGGCAGCAATCGATACATCTGTTATGAATATGACAGTCGATACTCTATCGTCGCTCGCCAAAGGTACTAAGCTTGTCAACATAGAAACAATCCATAAGCTAAAGCTGCAAGGTATGCACCCCATCATGCACAACCTAGCGCTTCAACAGCACATGACAGACGAGCTGGAAAAACTGGCCAAGGGTGGTTTAATCACACCAAAAGCCGAAGCGCGTATGCAAAAACAGCTAGATGGCAGCGATTGCCATGAAGTACGACGAGCTGGTAGCAGATGGTTATGCGCCGCTGATGCGTTTTGGCCACTATGCAGTAGAAGTGCGCGACAAGACTACCAATGACTTAGATTTGTTTGAGCTATACGAAACCAAAGGTCAGCAGCGTAAAGCGATTAAAGAGCTAAAAGAGCGCTACGATGAAACTCAGTTTACCGTCGGTACTGGCACACTGAACCCAGAAGGATTTAAGCAGTTTAAAAATAAAGGTCTATCGCCCGAAACGGTACAATTATTTGCAGCCGAGCTTGGCTTAGATGATGATGGCGCCTATCAAGCGTACTTAAAAATCGCGGTCAGTGATCGCAGTGCGCTAAAACGCCTAATTCATCGTAAAAAAGTACCAGGCTATAGTGAAGATATGCCGCGTGTGCTGCCAGCGTTTGTCATGAGCAACGCCCGCTATAGTGGTCGTGGTCTGTATAACAGTGAGATTGAGCGCTCAATCCAAAATATTAATGACGGCAATCTACAGAATGAGGCGCAAAAAGTTTTTGAGAATATCGAAAACCCGCAAGAAGAATTTGCCCAGCAGCGCAGCCTGATGTTCCATTACTTTATGGGCTTCTCGCCAGCGTTCTTTTTCTTAAACTTAACGCAGCCATTTACCCAGACCATACCCAAACTGACTGCTTATGTAGGCGCTGGCAAGGGCCATGCTTATATGGCGCAAGCGCTGGCAATGATAGGAAAGCACGCAGCAAACGCTACTATCAATATGGGTAAGAAAGCCGCCGGACTGCCAACGCCTAACTGGACGGGCTTTGAAGATAACTTGCCAGCGTGGGTGAAAAAAGAAGATTACTTACGCATGGCGCGTGAAGGTCATCTTGATCCGCAGAATATCTACATGATTAAAGGACTTGAGCGCGGAAAAGGCGGCGTAGCAAGTGGCGTTTGGGGTAATATCGAAGCCGCCGCTGGCTGGTTTGCTGAAATATCAGAGTCTATGAATCGCCGTAGTACCATGATTGCAGCCTTTAGAGTCGCCAAAGATATGGGCGATGCCAAACTAAAGGCAAAAGGCTTTGATAGTAAGTATGAGTTTGCAGTATCAATCATTCAGCAGACGCAAGGCATCTACAACAAAGGCAATCGCTCAGGTCTGGCACGCGGTAACGGCAAGCTTGGTCAGTATGGCCCATTAATCCTCGTGTTTAAACAGTTCACGATTAACTATACTGAGCAGATGATACGCCACGGTCGAGACAAAGAAGTTAAAGCGCTGGCAGTAGCGATGATGTGGCAATTTGCCTTGGCTGGCATGTTGGGCTTGCCGTTCGCTGATGACTTACGCGATCTGTTTGAAGGTATTGCTTATCGCGTGTTTGGTAAAGCATTTAACTTGCCTGATTATTTAGAAGGACTGCTAGGTAAGAGTAATGCCGACGCGCTGATGTATGGTATCGCCAGCGAGAAGGGTCGTATTGATATTCATGGTCGTTCAAGTCTGGGTAATGTTATTCCCGGTACTGATGTGATTAGGCCAGGGCCTACCGACTGGGCTGAAATATTGGGCGCGTCGTCAGGGTTTTACGAGAGTTTCTTTTCTGCCGCGTCAATGGCCGCCGATGGGAAGTATAAAGACGCACTTATCACCGCCTCACCTCGCTATATTCGTGATGCCGCGTCAGGTGCCGAGATTGCATTGACTGGATCATACCGTAACACCAAAGGTGATAAGATCATGGACTTGGATAAAACCGATGCCGTGATTAAATCGATGGCCTTTAACCCTGCCAATAACGCAAGACCAGGGCGTGACCGTAGTAACGCTTATGATATGAAAAACATGCTGAAGGCTAAGACGGATTACTTTAGCAAACACTTGGCAGAAGCTATCTATCAAGATGACGATGCGCGTGTCGATGCACTGTATAACGAGATGGACGCATGGAATGATCGTAACGCTGAGCACTTTAATGTTGATATCGATAAGATTGAAAAGTCAGCAGAGAAGCGTGTCGAGCGTAAAGACTTTGGCAGTGCTGAACGCCAGAATATACAGGACAGCCTAGCATTAAGACAGGAGGAATTGGCTGGCACGTAGTGTGACTAATACAAAACGCCATTTTACTAGCTAAAATGGTGTTTTAGTAGGTTACAAACAGCATTAGTTTGGTTATAGTGAATAAATCAACTAATGCGGAGACAAGGTAATGAATAAACTGGCTATTTTATTATTGAGGGGACTGTTTGCAACTGGGGCTAATGCCTCATGTTTTGGGTCGGAGAATATGTACTCGTGCAATGATCCGCAGTCTGGCAATAACTATCAGATTAATAAGTTTGGCAATACTACTTATATGACGGGTAATAATCCGCGCACTGGTAGCACTTGGAGCCAGACATCAAACACCTATGGCAATACAACGTACCAAAGTGGCAGCAGCTCAAACGGTAATACGTGGAATCAAACGATACAGAATAACGGCTCAATAGGCACGACATATTCTGGCACCGATTCAAAGGGTAATTACTTCCATAAGACGTGCAATCAGTTTGGCTGCTACTAATCTATAGGTGTATAAACGTCCTTATATAGCTAAAGTTAGCTATGTTTAGCTATGTTTAGCTACACTTAGCTGCTATACTAGCTATGTTGGCTTGGTCGCCGGGACTGTGTGAAAACTCGAGTAAAGTAGCGCAGAAAAAACCAACGAAGCCCATCTATTAATTTAGATGGGCTTTTTTATTTGCGTTCACGAAAAATGAACGCAAATGAACGCAAATGAACGCAGCCCTTATATATCAGCCGGGAGCCATAAGAATAGCAATGTCTAAAGTTCGTCTAAACACGTCTAAAACTACACCACAATGTCTAAACTACACCAAAAGCTAGACGTAAAAAAGCCGCCGATAGGAGTAATATCGACGGCTTTTTGTGGCGCAATACCTTAGTACAGATTTACGGGTATCAATCGAGTGACTCATGCGATGAGAATAGCTTATAAGGAGTCGCACATCACTTGCCGGTGTTTTTGCATGTCGTAGCACCGCTGGTCTGACTACGTTCGCTCTATCTGGAAACCCAGCCCTAGCGACTAGGGATTACTGCCTCAATCAACTACAAGGAATGGTAATATTATAACATAACATTTTATGATAGCTAGTAAATCTTATACAGCTTTTCAATAACTTCATCTTGCGTCATGCCAGCCTCGTTAAACAAGAAAGCCTCAATCTCATTCATGGCTTCACGTAGTCTTTTTTGACTGACCTGAATGTACTGCAATGTCACATCGTCTGACGCCTTCGATGTTCTATGATTCATTAATCGTTTGATGACAGATATGTTTAAATTTAAGATATCACCAACGGTTGAGAATGTCCGGCGCAGATCGTGCGGTGTGATATGAATGCCAGCCGCGTCACCTATGTTTGTGTACTGCTTCGATATATCGGTCAGGTTGCCGTCATGCTCAGACAAGCGAGAAGGGAATACCCAAGGTTCATCTTGGCGGTATTGGTGCCGATGCTTCATCATGGCGCACATAACCTTACCAAGCGGCACATGCAAGTTATCGCCGTTCTTTGTCTCAAAAATAGTCATGGTGCCATGCTTTAAATCAATACTATCCCATCTGAGGGTATAACCTTCGCTGGCACGAATGCCAGTACATAAAAATAGCAGCATGATATCGCGTGCGTTATTACTGTGAGGCTGCATGGTGTGGAAGTCCTCACTCTTAAAATCTATCAGCACGCGAACGTAATTACCCATCGTATCTTCATTGAGATAAGTGGTACGAGGCTTAACCGTGTTCCATAATTTTTTAGCTGTCAGTATTTCGATAGGGCTTGGCTTGATAATCGGCACTTCTGCTTTATCTAAAAAACTCAGTCGCGAGAAGTTCCAAACGGCATTAAGAGCCCTAAAAGTTGCATTGGCTTGTGATGGGCTTAGCTTGGTAAGCTCTAAATGCTTTTCGGTAATATTGCTTTGCATGATCTCGTTCATTGACCTATCTTGCCATTCAGCTAGCTTATCTAGTATCTGGCGATTGTAGGTGGCGATGGTCGATGGTTTAAGTCCAGGCTTATGAGCGATGTAATATTCATACGCTTCGCCAAGTGTCGGAACAACCACGTCCTTCATGTCGTCATTGAATGGATCACGTCCTTGCATTAAATCATTGATAACAGACATGGCGCGTTCGCGTGCATCTTGCAAAGTCATGATTGAGCAATCACCGATAACACGTCGGTGCAACTTGCCAGCGATACGCTTATTGATAATATAGTTTTTGCTTGCGCTCTTGGTGCAGACGGCAAAGCCATTGACGAGCTCATCTTGATGAATGACCGCTTTTTCTGTGTACTCTAAGCCGTCAATAAACCGTTTGGTAAATTTAATTTTTGCCATGATGGTGCTATCCGTAGAGTGAATCTGTCTAGGTATAGTAGTAGATAACGGCGAAAATGAGAAGTATACCAAAAGTATACTTTTTACCGTTTTGATACTTGCTATCAAGCTCTAGCAAAAACACTAGGCAACAAAAAACCCCGTAAACAGTGCGTTTGCGGGGTTTGAATTTGGTGGGCCCAGTAGGACTTGAACCTACGACCAAAGGATTATGAGTCCTCTGCTCTAACCAACTGAGCTATGGGCCCTTTAGACGCACAATGATACCTGATTTTTTGAAATTTTCAAGTAAAAGATGGCCTGTCAGACAGATATTATTCAAAAAGCCCCTGTTTTCATTTTCAAACACTACTGCCAGCCAATGTCAAGCTACGACCACCATCGACGGCAATTATTTCACCAGTCACATAACTTGCCCGAGCCAAATAAAGCACACTATGGGCGATTTCCTCAGGTTTACCTATCCGCTGCATAGGAATGGAGTCGATGATGCTTTTTTGCTGCTGCGGGTCAAGTGCTTGGTCGCTATCTGCTTCTGGTAGGATGTTCACGCCAGGA